ATCAATTTAAAGGAGAATTAAACACTCCATTTCCTAAGTTATATAGGAAGGCTAAAGCTTCTTGGGAAGCTGGTTTTCGTTCTGCTGCTAAGTATGATCGTTTGCAACCTGTTGTTGATGAGGAAGCTTGGAAGTTATCTTATGATTGGACTTTTAAGCATTTTGGTAGGTATATGGGCGGTAGTCGGATTATGGGCTTTGATGATGTTTATGCCAGTATGAATAAGCAATCTTCTTGTGGATTCCCTTGGAACTTGAAATATCATAATAAGAATGATTTTTTTGAGTCTGGAATTACAGTTGTTGATGATTACTGGAATGTCATTGGAGGTGCTAATGTTGAGCACATTGTCCCTATCTGGTGTTCCACAGTTAAGGTGGAACTCCGCTCTGTTGAGAAACTTGCTGAGTATGGTGCTCCGTATGATCGTTTGAGAACGTTCACGGCTTCCCCATTTGAGCATTCGGTGTGTGCGAATCGGATGTATTTGGATCAGAATAATAGATTTTATGATTCAGCTGGAAAGACTTGGTCTTTTGTAGGTGCTGCAAAGTATTTTCGTGGTTTTGATGATCTTTTCCGTCGTTTAAATAAACATCCAAATGCCTTTTGTTTAGATGAGAGCTCTTTTGACGCTTCTCTTTTTAAAAGGTTAATGGAAGGATGTCGAGATTTGCGATGGGATTTTTATGATCCTGATGTTAAAACTATTGAGAATAAATGGCGTCATTTCTGGTTGTATGATTCTATTATTCATTCTGTTGTTGTGTTGGAAACTGGTGAGCTTGTGCAAAAAGACACTGGGAATCCAAGTGGTTCTAGTAATACTGTTGTCGATAATACGTTAAATTTGTTTCGGTTATTGGCCTATTCTTATATTGTGTGTTGTAAGGAGCAAGGTGTTGAACCAACTTATGAAGGTTTCATGGATTTTGTTGAAGCTGCTTTGTATGGTGATGATAATACACTGACCATTTCGGACAATATTGTTGAATGGTTTAATGCTAGGAGTATAGCGCGGATCTGGAAAGATTTGGGAGTTGTTACAACTCCATCTAAGGATCTTTGGGACGCTAGAAAGTTGAGCGAGTGTGATTTTTTATCTCATACATTTGTGTTTGATCAAGCAGGTGGTGGCGTATGGCTGCCTTGTCCTGAAACTGAAAAAGTTTTGTGTTCTCTTGTTTATGGTTCTGAAATAAATGATGTTCGATGGCACTTATTGCGGGCTTATGCTTTACGTGTAGATAGCTGGCCCAATGAGGTGTG